AGCATTCGATCACAGAGGTCGTGCCTCACGGCCGTCTGCGCAAGCTGCTCACGCTGATTCCTTACGGCAACCGCCAGGCTCGAGCCGAGGACACCAAGCAAAATGGCTGGCTTCCAGTTAAATCTCGAGGGTAATGGGGCTTTGGCCGTGAACAGTGGCGATGTCGCTGGCATGGTCAAAAAGCTCGATGTGGCGGCCGCTCGGGCGCTTCGCAAAACAGCCAACTGGCTGCGCGGTGCGAGCTCTCGAGAAATTGCCAAAGAGCTGAAGATTACGCAAAGCCCCATTCGCCACCGGTACCGGATTTTTACCCGGGGCCGAGGCGATGACGTGAAGTTGTGGATTGGCCTTGAGCCCCTGCCAGTTCACTACCTAGGAACGCCGAAAGAAGTGCCAGGCGGCGTCAGGGTGGGGCACCGGTTTTATGAGGATGCGTTTATCGGCCAGCCCAAAAATGGTCAGCCGATGGTGTTTCGGCGTAAAGGCCGGGAGCGCCTTCCTGTGGAACCCGTGAAAGAGAGCTGGGACGGTCCCGCGGTGTCCGTGCTCGAGCGCTGGGAAAAACGCGCCATGGAGCGATTCGCGGATCTGTTTGAGCAAGAGGCGGCGTATGTCTTTCAGAGTTCTTAACAACCCGTCAGATCTGTTCTTCGCGATCGGTGAGGCCATTCTGGCGGCTGATCTCGGGGTCAAGGTCGGCAATTACAACGATTTCGACGGCAAGGTCGGTGATGCCACTGTGCTGATCGAGCTTGAAACGTCGCTGAGCGCGCCCCGGGCGCAGGACGGGCGAAAGTCGCACGTCTTTACCGTCACCTTGCACGCGGTCGTGGGCCGCTGGCGGGAGTTCGCCAACCTCGAGGCGACCAATCTGGCCACGCTCCTCGAGCGCCTGGCCACGGACAACCGTTGGGGGCTCCCGGCGTTGCAATGCGGACTCCCCGAGCAGATCTCGAGCGGCCCGACGATGTTCGAGAACGGTCCGAGCGGTTACGACGCCTGGGGCGTCAACTTCCAGCAGCGCATAAGCATCGGGGAGCCGTTGCTCGATGATCCTCTGATGACAGGGGCGTCGACGCCATTTGTGGCGAATGCCTGGGAGGTCACAAGTGTTGACGATGCGAGCCAATACGGGCCGCTTTAAGGGGTGGCCATGTTCGCGGCGCTGATGGCAATGCAGCTAAATCCGATCATCGACAAGTTGCTCGAGATCGAGACGCACCTTGAGGATCTCAACCGCCGCGCTGACGGATTTATTCGGATTGGAACGTGTGAGTCGGTTGATCCGGGCGTCGGCCGTTGCGTGGTGAGTCATGGCGATCTGAAAACGCCGCAAATCAGGTATTTCAACCCGAGCGCCGGCGAGCAGAGTGAAACCCGTCATCCCTCGGCCGGCGAGCAGTGTGTTTTGCTGAATTACGGCGGCGGTGACAGTAGCGCTCAAGCGGTGGCGCTGTTTGGCCTTCCGACTGCGGCTTATCCGCTGGTATCGGCCGCGGCTGAGCTTACGCGGCGTCTGTACAAAGACGGCACGGAAAGCAGCTACGACGATGCCGCGCACTTGCTGACATGGAAGAACGGCCCCGTCGAGCTGGCTGCGAGTCGTGAGCTCGTCGAGCTCAAGATCGGCGCCGCCCGCTTCGCTCTGGCTGCCGATCGTATTGAGCTGATGCTCGGCGGTGTCGGTTTTGCGATCGACGCCGGTGGCGTCCACTTCCTCGGCCCCCTGGTGGACCATCAGGGCAAGGTCATAAGCACAGCCTAAAGGCCATCGCATGATCGGAATCGACAGAGACACCGGGGCCACTGTCGACGACTGGCCCCAATTTGTAGAGCGCGCAACTCGGGCGCTGACTACCCCAATCGGAACACGTCAGAAACGCCCGCTGTACGGCTCGGGCCTTGTCCCGTTGCTGAGCAAGAACCTCGGTGACGATCTGCTTATTTTGGCGCAGAGCGAGGCTGTGGCGACGTTCTACAACCAAGCGAACGGCATTGATGATTTCGCCCCCGATATTGTCGTGGCCACGCGGCTGGGCACCGGTCTCAAGCTGAGCCTGGCTGGCACCTGGCACAACCGGCAAATGAGTTTCGAGGTGGTGACATGAGCATGTTAATCCCGGGTCAGAACCAACTGGCCGAGCCGGAGATCGTCGCCGTTGAGCGGTTCGAGGATCTGCTCGCAGAGTTCAAGAGTGATGTTCTTGGCCATGTAGCAAGTAAGTCGCCGGCAAGTGCGGGAAAGTTGGCCGTCAGTCTCGAGAACGAAAGCGAGCTGGTGACCATGATTATCGAGGCGGCGGCTCTGCGCTTGCAGACGCACGCTCGTAAATACAACGGCAGAATCAAGCAAATGCTGGCTTGGTGGGCCACTGGTTCGAATCTGGATGCTCGTTTGGCCGACATGGGCCTCGAGCGACAAACTCTCGATGAGGGTGATCCTGATGCTTATCCGCCAGTGCCGGCGACCATGGAAAGCGACAGTGACGCCAGGCTTCGCTATTACCTGGCTCCGCATGCCCCCGCGGCGGGTTCGCGGATGCAGTATCGCCGAGAGGTGATGACGCTGGGTGAGCGCCCGAGAGTTTCAGTAAGTCCGGTTTCGGCCGGCGTGGTAACGGTGACGTACACGTTCGACCCGGACGGGTTTGCGGCTCAGGTCAAGGATGGTAATGGACGCCGAACTGCGCCCGGTGAGGTCGCTGTAACGGTGCTGTCGAGGGAAGGTGATGGCACGGCCCCGGCGCCCCTTTTGGCGGCGGTGAGGGCGCATTTTGCGCGACCAGATGTGCGGCCAGAAACCGACAAGGTGACTGTTCAGGGCGCGCAAATCATCAACTATAAAATCCGCGCGATCGCTTATATCAACCCCGGACCTGACGCGGCGATGACGGGGGAGGCGGCTGAGGATCAGCTGCGAAAGTATGCAGACGATTGCCATCGTCTCGAGGCCCGCGTCGATCCGAGCTGGATTGATTACACGCTACACAATGCCGGGGCTGTCCGGCTTGAGATCCTCGAGCAGCTCGCGCCGATCACCACAACGGCGTCACAGGCTCCGTACTGCACGGCTGTAGAGCTCGAGGTCCGCACGCTATGAGTGATGCTCTGGAGCCCGTAAGGCAAACGCTGCTACCTGCCAACCGATCGCCACTCGAAACGGCGCTTGATCTGGTTTTCGCCAAGCTCCTAGAGCGAATCGATCCCCCATTTCCCGAGTTGATGGACCCCCAGCGAACGCCGGTCGACTTTCTGCCGTACTTGGCGGCTGATCGAGGGGCGCCAGAGTGGTCGAGTGATGACAGCGAGGAGCAGAAGAGGGCGACCGTAGCAGGCGCCTGGCCTACGCATCGCCTGGCAGGAACTCGAAAGGCCCTGACGTTGGCCTTAGAGGCCCTCGATATCGTCCCCAAGGTTACACCATGGCATGAGCAGCAGCCGCCCGGTGAGCCGTATTCGTTGACTCTTGATGGTGAGCTAACAGAGGAGCACGACGCCCGCCGCGATGGCCGGCTCGAGGCTCGTTTGCAGTCTGCGAAGGCTGAGCGCGACACGCTGACGCTGCGCCTCTATCGGAATATTCCTGGTGACGTTCTGGTGGCCGCTGCGCTGGCCAGCTCAGACGCCGCCGATCTTATCTACCCGAAGCGATATGTAAAGGAACTGGTGCCGCGAGAGCGGCAGGTCAGTCGCTTTCATGCCTTCGTGAACAAAACACTACCCGAGGCAGTAAATGGCAAATAACGAGACTATCGCGGAGCGGGAAGAGGCAATGGTTGCGCAGGGTGAAGCAGCGGCCGCGATACTTCATGAGGTCGTCAACGGTGATGCTTTGACGGACGTGGGCACGGAATCGGGGCCGCTGCCAACTCTGGCCAAGCAGGCGCGTCTGTTTGCGCAATCGCTGCCGGATGCGGTCGTTGAGCTCAGTGCGCAAATGTCCAGCGGCAAGATTTTTCCGACCTTTACCGAGGGCCGTGCTGCGACAGCATTGAACCAATATTTTTGGATTGCTCCGGCCGGCTCTGGCCTGACCCGCGTGGCACTGTTCCAAAAAACCAGCGACACCACGCAAATTCAAGTTTTTTCGTGGGCTACTGGTAACGAGGTTGACAGCCTTATTCAGCAAACAGCGTCGACGGCGACAGAGGTGGAACACTTGGCTTTGACGGACCCTGAAGGCGGTCAGGTCGCGCGCTTGACCAGCGAACGGTTGGAAAC